CCCCTTTTACTAATCTTCTTGGCAAAAGTGCATCCGACTTCGAAGCCTTTCAGAAACTTGAGGAGATGAAGGACAACAGAAACTCCCTTCGCTCAATCTGCATGTTGTATGGAAAGCCAGGGACTTGGGAACGCTTCGTACAGTTCGAGGCCGAGGCAAGACGTAAGAGAGCGGAAGCTCAGAAGCGAGCTGAAGAAGAGGCGGAAAGAAGACTGGTCGTCATTTCGTACTGCATCGCTGGCCTCATCGCCGCATCGGGTTTCGGAGGCTTCGCTTACTATGTTCTTTGGTACAAGGGGGTTGTGTAATGTACGCGATGGTAGTCCTCCTCATAATGGGTAGTGAGTACAAGATACACGCGGCCCCTCTGCTATTCAGAGACCACAGATCCTGCCACCAAGCGAGGGTAAATTACGAAAAGACTTTAGAAAAGACGAAGCCTAGCAACGGTTCGTATAATGTACGTTGCATACAGATGAACACTTCGTCAGCAGCAGCTCCGCTGGTGCGGAGCGGCTTGATAGCCGATAGCAGAAACTGAGGAATACATGGTTGGCCTAGAACACATTATTACTATAGCCGTCGCAATCGCAGGCAGCGCTGGCTTTTGGTCCTTCATGGCAGTACGGGAAAAGCAACGTCGCGATGCCAACGCCGAATACCAAACCACACTAAAGACACAGGTAGATAGACTGTCGGACAAGTTGGACGAAAAGACCTCGCAAATAGAAGCACTACTGAAAGAGATAGCGGAGTTACGTTCAGATTTATCAGCAGCTAAAACAACCATCACTCACCTAGAGACACTCCTGCGCAACAGATGATTGACGCAACAACACAACATATATAGTGGGCGAGCCGCAGAGTTTTATGTCGCGTACATCATGGAGAAGATGGGGCTTCGTATTACTCATGTAGATCTACCGTACGATGACCTCTGGGCAGCAGTCCCTGGTGGAGAGATCGTACGAGTACAGGTCAAGTCAGCCCAGCGCCCACAAATAAGAACAGATCTGGTGTGCCGTACCAAGAGATACAGCTTCATGGTAAACCCACGAAGAAAGGCTTCGTACGATGGCGTCTACATATTTGTGGCTCTCGACAAAGAGCTAATGTTTGCTCGCAGATGGGACGACAAGCCCCCGTTTACTATTAAAGTTAATCCCCGAGAGTTCACACAAGAACATCAAGCTGAAACTTTACGTCGGGAGTTTGACCTATGAGAAAGATAGATAGCATTGTGGTACACTGTAGTGCCACTAGACCTGATTGGATGTCCGCCGATGGCATCAACGAACAACTTAAAGAGATAGACAAGTGGCATCGCGAACGCGGCTTCGACATGATCGGGTACTCGTACCTAGTGTCTCGAAACGGCGAGGTCGTACAGGGTCGCCCTCTCGAAAAAACTCCCGCCGCCCAGAAGGGTCACAACACAGGATCAATCGCTATCTGTCTGATCGGTGGCTTCGGATCTGACGCCGACGACTTAGCAACAGAGCACTACACTCCCGTACAGCTTGCCCGTGCGTACTCCCTGATCCGTGAGCTACAAGAACAGTTCAACGTCAAGAACGACAACGTACTCGGACATAACAGAGTAAGTATCAAAGCCTGCCCAGGCTTCCGAGTTCAGAAGTGGCTCGCTGGCATGTCCCTATCGGAAGCTACGCAGAAGAAACCAGAGCGTACGAAGGCTGGCCAAAGTAAAACAGTCAAGGCTTCCGCTGCAACCATCGCCGCATCGGCAGGCACAACTATCACTGCGCTATCAGGAATAGACCAGAATGCTCAGTACATCATCCTTGGATTTGCAGGCATCACTATCCTGTTCGGCATATACATAATGAGGGAACGACTTAAAGCATGGGCGGAAGGCTGGCATTAAATGTTCGGTATACAAAAACTTCAGATATACGCGCTAGTTGGCGCGGCATTCGTACTAGGGCTGCTTGGAATTTATTCGGCAGGCGTCGCGCGGGGGCAAGATAAAATCAAGAGAAAGATAGACGAGAAGCGTTTAGCCAACGTCAGATCACAAAGGAAAATCACAAATGAAATTGACGACCTTGATCAAGATGAGTTGTTCCATCGCGGTACTAAGTGGATGCGCGACGATTAGTGGTGATACGTATTGTGATATAACCGCGCCGCTATACTTTGAGAACGAAGACACAGTTAATTTCCTCATCGAAAAAGATGAGGATCTATTAAAGGGTATATTGATACACAACGAGACGCACCAAAAGGTGTGCGAATAGGGTATTGATAATTCTACTGGCTGCTTCACCTTAAGTTTATGGAAGAATTAATAAATAAATACCGCAGTCAGCTCTCACAACTAGAGTACGAACTTTTGGTATTGCCGCCCAGAAAAAAGTTGGACGAACAGCACAATCGTGCGCGCAATTACTTCATGTCTTCTCATGCGCGACGTTGCTTCGGTATACTGGTTATACGCAACACCCTTCACAAAGAACTAACAACTATAACTGACACCGCCAAGTTACTTGGCATCAGTCGCAACTCTGCCGAGACTATCGCAAACGATTGTGAGGCCGAAGGTTGGATAGAGAGTGACAGAACTACAAGCAACCATCGTTATCTGTATTGCACCCCTTTTTTACTAGAGGTCTGGTCATCATACGCCGAAAGAATGCGCGAGGTGTCAAGTAGTATCGAATTCAGTAGCACCCATATAGCTATCAAGGCGCTCGGAAAGTTATAGCCAAACCACTTGGTGTTTCCAAGCATCGCTTTGTAGTGCATATCTTACAGCGTACTTAATAAAAATAATAATGAAGCAGCAACAGCAGCTTACAGGATAGGTGTGTTTAACAGATCGAAAGGTGTTGACAAAGATGTATCATAAACACTACATAGAAGACAGCTCAGAAACCTCTGGGCACTTTAAATCAACAATGGATCGTTATGAACACATGTCAAACAGTACACAAAATCTTCGTTTCGAACTTGCTAGACTTGAAGCAAAGATCGACATCATCACCAATCTTTTACTGCAAGGTAAACATGCGGCACCAGCCATCAAGGAAGCAGCCAATCCAGTTGCACCCGCCGAGCTGTCTTTACTTCGTACCATGACAGCGAAGCAGCATGTGACTGCCCAATTCTTAATAGAAGGCTGGTCAAACAAAGCCATAGGAGAAGTTCTTAATATAGCAGAGAACACCGTTAAGCTACACGTTCGGGCCGTATGCAAGAAAGTCGGCACCAAAACAAGAGGCCAAGCTGCCTTAGTAATGCACGACATACTCGACCGCGTTGACCCGACTGAGTACCAAAGATCTTCTGGTGGCTTACCTATCGACTGGGCTAGAACTTACGACGGTTCCAAGCCCGACCCATATGAAAACTTGTATCGAAAGGAGGACTAAACTTTGCCGCTCTTCAAAGTTAAGAAGCGCAGCGGTGGAAAAATGTATCAAGCGGTTGGCTCGTTCCAAGGTTTCCGCGTCAGGCATTCTCTAGGAACCAATGACTACGTACATGCAAAAGAACTATGCACTGAGTACGAAGCGAAGGTTCTGTCAGGAAGTATAAAGCTCGGACAGAAATCAATTCATGGAGCACAGAACAGATTTAAATCTGTCGCTCGCCGCTATCTCAAATCGCCCCATACAGGGAGCAGCAAGTCAACCAAGGAGTACGTCATGCGTCTCGTCAATCACTTCGGAGAGTTTCAGATCAACAAGATCGACCTCAACGATGTTGAAGAATATGTAGAGGAGAAGCATGTCAATCGTGGCAATGCGAACTCAACAATTCGCAGAGACCTTAACCAACTCCAAGGTGTACTCAACTTCGCTGCATCCCTCGGGTTACGTGAACCAGTAAAGTTAAAGAAGCCACGCGAAGGCAAACACAAAACGGATACGCTATCGCAAGAGGAGATCGACACAATCTTTCCCGACTTGCATCCAGACATCCGCCGCCTTTGTACCTTCTTACTCCATACTGGTGCTCGACCCATCGAGGCGATGCGTCTGACCTATGACAACATTGACTTCAGCAACAACACTGTGGTCATCGGATCGTACAAAGGTGCAGACGGAGAACTCAGGGAGCGTCGGGTGCCCCTCAACGACAAGGCACTCGTAACAATCCCACGCAGTGATCCACCCCCTGCGGCATACCCATTCATGATCGACGGGCGACCGTTCGAAACTAACAAACAGATTGGGTATCATTGGCGTAAAGTGACCGACAGGCTAGAAATAAGAAAGTCACCTTACACCTTGCGACATACATTCGCTACGCGTCTTGCGCGTAACGGAGTACCGCCCAAAGTAATCGCAGATTTACTTGGGCATAGTGATCTGAAGATGGTGATGCGTTACATGAACACCACTTACGAAGATCATAAAGCAGCCGTGATGTCCCTGTAACTGGGTCAGCCACACAACGAGAACGAAGACCGAAAGTTATGAAAAGATTTATGGATTTACCTATTGCAGATCATAAGCGTACAGACTATTCCGATCCACGGAGACGTGGCCGAGTGGTCGAAGGCGCTCCCCTGCTAAGGTATTTCCATACCAACTACCATAACTTTCGGTGCTTATTGAGCAGCCCAAGACGTGACAACTCTTGGTTTAATAATCACCTGTATCGTTAAAGATGCGCCAAATATATGGTAATAAAAATGACAAACCACACAACTTCAGTCCTTGAAATAACCAACTTAACAATAAGTGGATCAGCCTACGCCAACACCAGTGAAGGAGATACATGTTACATATCAGTCAACATGGCACAGGCAACCAACGTGGCCATCGGAGACAGATACCACGCACATATGAAGGATAACTATCCAGAGCGATCAACTGTCGCAAAGTACATCGCTATATATCTCGACGTAAACCATGAAGAAACCTACATCATCGGAGAGGACGAAGACTACTACGACGAAGACGGCATCGTAGTAGACGAAGATCCGCAGCCCACGAAGGTTGTCACAACTCAGACCCCGAGATCAGTTGTGGAAACTGTGACCGTCACACCCAGCTTGCGTGATATAAGAGAACAAATGTTTAGCATTTTACTAGACATGGACAACTCTGAACTCGACGACATGATCATCGGCATCCTCGACGTGGACGCGATGTCATTCGTTGATGTCCTTTGGTCCGTCCTCAACGTCAATCAAATAGCTTTGAAGGATATGAACAAGGCACAGAAGGGATGCTACACCAAGGTCCAAAGTCGTTGCATGACGTTAGCGCGTGCGGGTAAACTGGTGGAGGCCAGCTATACCACCCACAACGCGCTCGGACAGTCCAACACGTCGCTCGTTTATGCACGTCGAATGGAACAGGTAAACCCAACCCTCGTTTAGTAGACGCTGGGCCTTCTCGGGTGCCCCCTGCACAGATAAGAACTCCAATAATGGGGCGGTTAATCACCGCCCTTTATCAATTC